GCTAGACAGTTTAAACAGAAAAGGTATTTTAGAAGTACCACTAGCGTTTAGATTTGCGGGATATAAAAATAATACCAGGGAGCCACAGCACGTTTTTGCTGTTATGTACCCAGGAACAAAAAATGAAATTTGGATTGATCCGGTATTACCTAGATTTAATGAAAAAAGACAACCTAGTTTTTACAAAGATAAAAAAATAAAAATGGCACTAATTGCATTAAGCGGCGTTGGTTACACAGCAAGCGACAAACGCGCAGAAATGGAAGCGTATAGAGATAAACTTGTAAGAGATCGCGACAGGCTTTTGCAAGCTGGCGTAATTACCCCAGGATCTAGCAAAGAACTTCAATACAAAGTAGCAATAAATAAAGTTACTGTTGCGCTTCAAGATTTACCTAGTGTATCTGGAATTGGCCAATTTGACTGGCAAAATGCGTTTAGTAGTTTAGTAACAGCGGCCCCGGATATTATAAGCGCGTCGCGTCCTGGTGGCAGTTATGTACCAGGCCAGTATCAACAGCAGCCGTTTATGCCAATGCAGCAACAGCCTGAGCAAAGATCTGGAATTAGCACAAACACAATTTTGCTAATAGGTGGCGCGGCACTAGCAGCATTTTTAATCTTTAAGAAAAAGTAATGTATTATAACAGAAAAAATATCGGAGTAGTGCCAATAGTTGCAGTTGCAGCTGCTAAACCTATTGCAGCGCTTGTTTCTGCTGGTATTGCCGCTTTACCTGGTATAATTAGCTTTATTAGAAATATATCTGCACGTCCAGCTGGCGAAGCACGCGACGTAATTAATGAAGTTAAAAAAGCAATTTCTAATACAGACGCTAGAAATAGATTAGCGTTAGTAGTTGCAGCAAGCCAAAGAAATTTTAAGGCCGCAGATGTAGACGTTAACGAATTATTATACTGGTACCGCCAAAATTACCCAGAAGATTATAAACAATTATTGCCAGAAGATAAACTTTATTGGAATACTTATCTGGATAATTACAGACAAAGATTTCTATTACAAAGGCCCGATTTGCAAAATAATTTTTTAAATAAATCTTATTTTACAAAGGAGCAAATTAATTATAAGCCGGAAGTGCCAGGATCACCAGAAACGCAAAAAGCTGGAATGAATATTTTAGTTACACTGGCTATTGTTGGCGCTGGTATTTTCGCACTATCAAAAATGAAAAAATAATGACCGCAGCACAGAAAACAGCAAAGGCAAATTTTAAAAAAGCCATTGAATACAGAAAAAAAACTGGCGTTTCTTTAAAAGAAGCGTTTGCGCACGTTTACGGTAAAAAAGTAGGCGCAGCCCCTAAAAAAAAGACAGCAAAAAAAGCAGCACCTAAAAAGGCAGCTAAAAAAGTTGTAAAGAAGGCAGCATCTAAAAAGGTTGCAAAGAAAAAAGTTAGCGAAAAACAAGTTTTAAATAAGATCCATAAAGTAAAAGATCAAGTTAGCCAATTAGATGAATTGCAGCATAAACATATGTTAAGCGGTTTGAAAAAAATAGTTGGTATACCACATAGAGCAAAATATTATATTTCATACACTACTGACAATGGTATTAAAAAGGTAGAATATTTTGAAAAATTACCTACTGGAAGATATAAAGGTATGGATAGAGTAATTTATTTAACTAGATTAACAAATAGTGGTACTTCATTAATACCAGTTAAATTAACTAGTACAGATAAAGAACTAAAAAAATAAAATGTATAAAATTTCTTTATATACTAAAAGAAAGGCAAAAGCGTTAAATGTAATTGTCTTACCTAGTGAAAAGAAAAATAAAAAAATTGATGTTTATGATGTTTACGGTAATTTTTTAGCTAGTGTAGGTGATCCTAATTATTTAGATTATCCTAGCTTTTTAAGATATTGCGGTAAAAAGATAGCAGACGAAAAAAGAAAACTATATAAAATAAGACACCAGAAGGATAGAACGGTTAAAGGCTCCCCAGGATACTATGCCGATCAATTACTTTGGTAGATTAAATACTTCACAACAATTTAAAAACAAAAAAAATGCGTAGAAGAAAAGCAGCAAAAAAAGCCCCTAGACGTCGCAGAATGTCTGGTATTGGCAAAGTAGGCGGCGCAGCTACCAGCGTACTTTATACAGTAGCGGGAGCAGCAGCAGCACAATTAGTTGGTAAGTTTTTACCAGCAGCAACAAACGATAAGATCAAAGCAGCTGTACCAGTTGCAGTAGGTCTTTTCTTACCAAAATTTGTAAAAGGAGCAGCAGGCCAGGGCCTAGCAGCTGGTATGATCGCCGTAGGTGGTCTTAAACTTGTACAATCTTTTGGAGTGTTAAATGGTATCGGTGCGCTAGCTAGTGATGTAAATTACAAGTTACCAGCAGTTGCAGCATACTACAACCGCGAGGGATTAGTTGATAAAAGCTATATGACGCCGTCAATAGCTGGCCTGGATGAAGAAGGCTGTTAATTTATTTTCCTTTCACCTTTATTTAAAAAATAAAAAACTTATAACAAATGGCAACTCAAATGGGAAGCAGAATGGTTTTCGAAAATGCGAAAACCTTAGTGCGCAGTTTAGGTTATAGTGTAGAACACGCTAAATTGACGCAGTCATATTTACGCAGTGAAGTAGCTTTAAGCACTTCTATTGCAAACTATCACTTACCTGTATTGGTTAACGATACCCAGAACGGGGCAAGCAGGATAAATCAAAAATCGCTTAATTTACAAGACATTTTTGTTCTAACGGATTTAGCGGTTTATATTGGTGTAGGATCAGCTACAAGCACAAAAGCGCAGCTTTATTCTTATCCTAATAGCAGTATTTTTACTTCTGCCACTGATGATGATTTATGGAGTATTTACAATGGTTATTTAAACCTTACAATTAACAATGAGCAAGTATTACCAGCGTGGGACGTTTTACGTCACTACTTTGCGCCACAAACACAAGGCGGCGTGGGTATTACTGCACAAACAGTATTTCCAGTAGATCAATTTGACGCAAGTAATGATGGTTTCTACCCAGTAGAGCCAGGTATTGTAATGAACGGCGCGGCAAACATTAATTTCCAGCTTACTGCAAATGGTGCGCCAGCTTCTGTTTTAGCAAATAGCTTTATTTGTGTTATTCAGCGCGGTATCTTATGCCAAAACGTTACTACTGTTAAATAGTATTAATGATATGAGCCTGGCGGGCCTTAATCGCCGCCGCCGAGGGTCGGACATTACCCTCACTTTTTTTAATTAATTAATTTTAATATATGCGTATCAAACGTTTTGAAGCAGTTGAAATAAACGTGCCTAGTGGATCTACACTAACACGCTTTTATTTTCCAGATCTGCCACAATTAAGAAACGCAAAGATTGAAGCTGTACAAGTTTATGTAGCTGGCGCAATTAGTGCAACGCCTTTAACTGGATCAACCCCAGTTACAGTTGCGGACGCTAAAAAGTCATTTTTAACTTTGTACCAGGGTGATTTGCAATTAATATATAATATTCCAATTCTAGGCTTAAACAATATCCAGGAAGGTACTACAACGCCTTTTGTTTTTGAATTGCCTAGTATGAACGATATTGATATTAGCTGGACAAAATCCTTTGTATCTTTGCCATCAGCACTAGCAACTACAAACGTTGCGTATAGTTTTGGCGTTTATTACTATTTGTAAAATTTTTATGTTATGGCAGCTTTTAGGCCCGAAATATTTACCATTGATGAAGTCGTAAACTTTTACGACGCAGCAGAAGGAAGCGAATATAAAATTTTTGCTGGCGTTAACCCAACGCCGCAATATTTGCGTTACAACTTTGTTGGCGAAAAAGAAATAGGACGCCAGGAGCTAGTTAACGCGCTTACACAGCTGCGAAATAACATAGAAAACTACAATCCGTATTTAATACAAGTTATTAGCGAGGGAAATACTGGTAGGGGCCGATCTAAAAAAGATAGCCCAGTCCTTACTAGTATTTCTTTTCAGCTAAATAGGCCACAGCAATTAATGCCAATGCAAGCAATGTCTGGGATCGGTAGCCCTAGAACAGAAATGTTACTAGAAAAACTAGTTGAGCAAAACGCTATGTTACAAAGTAGAATAGCCGCAATAGAAGCAATGGACGAACTGGAAGAAGAAGAAGAAGCACCCAAAAGCCCTATTGATCAAATGATAAGCAACCCGCAAGTTCAGGAAGCATTGATCGCTGGTGTTATATCTTTGATGTCAGGACTAGCAAGCGGACTAGGTGGCCCAAAGGCAATAGCTGGGATAGGTGATGAAGCAGAAGCAGTAGAAATTTTACAATCATTAATGAGTAAAGGCGTAACAATAGATCATTTGAGAAAATTAAATGAAATGAGCAGCGCTAAATTAAGCTCACTATTATTTATGTTATAATGGCCAGAAGTAATTTTTTAAAAGACAATAGCAGCCTAATAATTGGCCTGGTAGTGGTTTACTTTGGATATAACAAAGTAATAAAGCCAATACTAGAAAGCGTAGGGCTGCAAAAAAGTAGCGAGGAGTTAGAAATTGAGAAGCAGACAAGCAATCCAGGTAGTCCCTGGAACCCTAATTATTGGCGTAAAGGTGGCGCGACTATTTTAACAAACGCCAACGTTAATAAATATATTGAAACGATCTGGAACGCACCAGGCTATTTTAGCGACGATTTTGACGCTGTTTTAGGCGTATTTAAGCAGCTTAAAACAAAAAGCCAGGTAAGTTATTTAAGTGACAAATTTAACCAGGTAAAAGGCAAAGATTTATTAAGTTGGTTACAGGGTGGCGGGGCTTTAAGTTGGCCCGCAGATAGATTTAGTGCGGAGCAAGTAAACCAGTTAATAAAATACGTTAACGGTTTAAAAAACTATTAGAATGAAAGATAAGGGCAGTTTATTAATATTACTTTTACTTGGTGGCGTAATTGTTTACGCGGCTACTAAAAAGAAAACTAGAAGGGGATCTATTGAAATTGGCCCACTAGATCCAGGCGAATTTATTACGGATCCAGCGGACTTATTAACAGACGAAGAAAAATCAATGTTTGAAATATGAAAAATAAGAATTTAATATTATTTGTGGCAGCGGGCCTAGCTTATTGGTATTTCTTTATGAAAAAGAAGCCAGCTGAGTTAATTACTTCTCCTGGTATGCCAGATCAACCAGCACAGCCAGTTGAAATGTTGCAACCAATGATCCAAACGGAAAGCGTTTCAATAGTGGAAGAAATTAAAAATTTTGGTGAAGGCAATCCACAACCGCAGCATAGCGAAAATATTTACCAAAATTATTACGTTAACCAGGTGAGTGGCGTTAAGCGTATGGGCGTGCCTTACACTATTTAATTTTACTTTCACCTTTAATAAAATACAATGGCAAATTATAAAGTAGGAGCCGAAATTATAAATTACGACGTAAACTTTACAACATACGACGTAAGCGGATATGTAACAAGCGACTGTAACAGTATTCTTTTTATCAATTACGGATCAAATGCCGTACAGATTGAAAGCGTTACGCTGCAACAAAATCAAAGTTTACAAATAGAAGGCAACCAGGGCGAGTTTACAACGCGCCGTTTTTTTGCCAACTTTATTAATTCAGGAGGCTTTAATAACCTGGTAACCGTTAAGAAAAATTATATTTCATAATGCCTAACATAGATTTATCAATATTAAACCAAAGACAGACGCCAGCGTTTTACGCAAGTAGTTTAGCTACTAGGCCAGCTTTTGGCTTTGCTGGACGTATGTTTATAGATACCGACGTTCCAAGCACTGGTATTTATAGGGATACTGGTAGCGCTTGGGTGCAAATAGCAGATCAAACAGGATCTTTGACTGGTTATATACAAACTCAAAGTAAATGGACAACAGCTTCTAATCAAAGAGATTTTTTATATGGTTTGCAAAGATTTATAGTCGCAAATGATAACCCAGCAACAGCAGGTACAGTTCCATTAAATACCTTATTTATAAATTATCAAAATGATTTTACTGTTGGTACTGTCATAACTGGAAGTGTAGGTATTAATACAAGCGTACCCACTGCAACTTTTGATGTTCATAGTGGAGTTAATGTAATACAACAACTTAATCAAACAGTAGCTACAAACAATAGCTTATTAGCTTTTCAAAATAATAACGCTGGTTTATGGCGTGTAGGTAATTTTTACAATGCTGGTGCCAATGATTTTGGCGTTTTTGATGTAATTGGAGCAATACAACCAGTAACAATAAAAAACACAACGGGCCAAGTATTAATTGGCACTCCAACAGTAGGATCGGGCAAATTAGTAGTTGCAAGTTCAACTGGTGATAATGGCGTGCAGATAGTAGGCGCAAGCGCACCAAGTTTGCGTATTGATAACGCCGAAAGCGGCCCAACAAAGCGCGCTGGACTTGGTATTTCAACAGCTACAAACAATTTTATCCAGGGTAGTGCAGATAGAGATTTTTGTATTTTTAACGGATCTACAACAGCTAGCCCTATTTTATTTGGTATTTATGGCACTACAAACGTACAAGAGGCTGCTAGAATATCGGCAGCGCAAAATTTTATACTGGGATCGGTAATAGATTCAGGCCAAAAACTACAAGTTACAGGAACTGCTTATATAAGTTCAAACGTAGGCATAGGAACTAACAACCCAGCATCATTATTAAATTTATTAGGAGCTAAACCAAATCTATTATCCACAGATACAGGAATTCTAAACATAGATGATAGCACAGCATTTGCAACTGGTGTTGGTGGAAGCATTGTTTTAAGAGGTAATTATAGAGCAATAGGAGATAAAGTTGGAGCAGCTGCAATCGCAGCATCAAAAGTAAATTCTACTGACGGAGATTTTGGCTTTAATATGTTATTTTATACCAGACAAAATGGAAATCCTCTTTCAGTTAAAATGAATATAAAAAGTAATGGTATAATAAACTTGTCAAATGTACCTTCTACAAGCGCTGGTTTAGTAAGCGGAGATATTTATCAAACAGCTGGCGTGTTGAACATAGTACCATAAATACAATAATATGAAACAAATACAACCTATTCAAATTTGGGTAAACGGCGCAGATCAAACCGCAACCCTTTTTAACTTAATCATTATTAATGATAACCTAACTAATAGCGCAACATTTTACTGGCAGTTATTAGACGCGGACGCTGTTAAACTTGCAGACGGCAATTTAACAATGGGCGAGCCTGACTATGATGTCTGGGGATCTAGCGCAGATATTAACCAGGCAGCATACGAATGGGCTGCTAGTAAGTTAAATATTACACTAGCTTAATTAATCTTTAAAATACAAAACCAATGGAAACCAAACAAGCACTTGCAATTTTAAAACAAATTTTAGACGCAGCTAGCAAAAGCGGTTTATTTGAAAACTTAACGGCAGCTATGACAGCGGCCGACGCTTACAATGCTATTGCTCGTGAAATATTAAAAGAGGAAAATGGCGACGGATCTGTTATTTAGTATTTGCATTTTTATTGCCGCTGGTGGTGGCTTCTATTTTACAACCAAAAACAGGTTAGATAAAATTGAGCGTGATTTATCCAGGCACAATAATACCAATACTGAAATATTGGATCGTCTGGCGCGCATTGAAACAAAACTTGATTTTGTAACAAAAATGTAACAATATGTTTAAGAACTGGAAAACATCATTATTTGGCCTAGGGGCCGTAATTACTGGCGTTGCAACCGTATTAAAAGGCGACGTACCTAGTGGTATTACAGCTATTTTAAGCGGCCTGGGTTTATTTGCAGCAAAAGACGCTGACATCAATTTAAATAACCGTCCATAATGACTAGCCAAACCAAAAAAATATTGGTGGTTACAGTTGTGGCGTTAATCTTATTAAGCAGCACAATGGCAGTAGGAGCAAAGGCCGAGGAACTGATAAAAAAGTTTGAGGCCGACGACATAAATAAGTATTTAAGGGCTTACCTAGATCCAGTTGGAATACCAACACTGGGCTATGGAAGCACCTATAATTACGACGCAAAGCGTAAAGTAATGCTAGGTGATAGTATTACCCAGGAAAAGGCTATTGAGTGGTTAAGAAAGGAAACAAAGGCAATAGTACCAAAGATTAAAGCACTTGTTAAGGTACCTATTAACCAAAACCAGATAGACAGCTTGACAAGTTTTGTTTATAATGTAGGTATCGGGGCTTTTCAATCTAGTACACTTTTAAGGTTACTTAATAGCGGCGCACCTAAAAGCGAGGTGGCGGCCCAATTTGATCGCTGGAACAAAGGAACGGTAAACGGCCAAAAAGTAGTTTTACCTGGCCTAGTAAGGCGCAGAAGTGAAGAAAAAGCACTATTTTTAGCATAAGCAAGCAAGTTGGTTAGATAAATTCAATGGTCTAGTACAAAAAAGGAAGCCTGGTGTATCTACACTGGGCTTTTTTATGCCCGTATAAAAATAAATTTGGTGGTTTAAACGTTTTTACTATAATTTTACCAACGACAAACAAAAACCCTATTTTATGCAATTAAAAACCGACAGTAAGATCCTGGGCGAAATAGCCAGCTTACAACACAAAATTTTGCGCCTGGA